CGCGAATGTGAACGATTTCAGACGGCGCATACGACCGATCGCCGGCGATGTCGTACCCGGTGATCATCTTGATCGGCCCGTCGGTGACCTTCACCGTGACCATGTCGGCCGAGATCGGGATCAGCGCGTCGATCTTACCGGCGTTGCGGCCGCGCGTTGATTGCTTCTTGATCGCGTAGAAATTGCCGCGGAGCAACAGCGAGGCGACCAGCGTCTCGATGAACTCAAACGACGTTTGTTCCGCGTTCGGCTGATCGTGCAGTAGCCAGTATCGGTCGTCCGTCGTGGCGCGCATCTTCCCGCGCTCGCCGGAGCGCGTATACGTCAAGAGCGGCAGCGACGCGACCGTCTCCGAGATCACGCGCACGCACGAATACACAGCCGCGACGCGCATCGCACCCTCTGGCGTCGACGCATCGGCCGCCCAGGACGTCCCGAGCAGCATCGGCAAGTCGTTCAACGACTTGCGAGACGGTCGAAAGATCGACGAGAAGCGCTCGATAATAGACGGCATCGGGTAAATGCGATCAGGTCGAGCGCACCGCGTCGACGCATTGCTCGAGGCGATGGTTTCACGGCATGACACATGCGGTCAGCAGCCGTGCGGGAGGCGAGGAGCGCGAACCAACGCGGCGCGCCCGCCCTGATCGTGCATGAACACGATGCGATGCCTACGTCTATAGGTCAATACGTGCTGTCGCGGGTTGTCGCAGTTTGCCGCAAGTCGTCGGAATTTCATCGACGAGGCAGCCGATGTACTTCTATGTATCTCTGAGATGTGCCGGAAGTTGTCGTCCTACGGGCACAGGCCTCCCGTAGGTACGGGAAGCCTGCGCGATTCGAGCGTGCCGTATAGCCGCCGCCTTTTCGCGCACGGGGTCGCGCATGCAACGCGCCCCGATCTGGCCCAGACTGTGACCGCGCCAAGTGCATGGCGCGCCGTCTTACCCTCTAGGCCTTCGGCCCCAGGTTGCGGATTAAGACGTGCCCGGTATCCGCGGATCGTTCGCCGTCGACGCCGGCCGTGAGTCGCTGCCCGTCGTGGCTCATCTAACATACACACTCGTGCGTGCGTATGTCAAATTATCCTAGATGTCTAGGTGTCGAACTGCTGATGATTCTCGATGAACTCGAGCAGCACTTCGCGCGCTGACTGGCCATGAATTCCCACGACGTAACAGAACCGTTCCCACGTCTCAGCGTCGATGTTACGCAGCAGGTAAGATACGTGTCCCGGCTTCGTCCGCCGCGCCTTCCTGGCGGCCTTCTGTGGCTTCCTGCGTGCCTTCATCGCGTCACCTCGCGCACGTCGTCTGCTGTCTCAACTCGCCAGTATGCGCGATGCCATCGCAGCATCCCGGCGCGCCCGTCGATGATCACCCACACGTGCGACGCGCCGGACTGTCGCGCGATCACGCCGCGCCACGGGTAGCGCGCGCCGAATCGCTGCAGCGCGGCGAGCGTCATCACGACCCGGTCGCCGGTCTTCATCGCACCACCTCGCCGCGCACGATCGCCGCGCCTGCCAGCAGCACGACCGGAAGGCCGAGCGGCTCGCGCAGCGCGCACATGAGCAGGCCTGAGAAGAAGGCAGACAGGATCAGCGTCGAGAGCACGAGGCGCCGGATCATCGCGTCACCTCCATCTTCTTCGCTTCTCCGCCGTGCCGCTGCGCGTATGCCTTGGCGCGCGTTTCAGTGATGCTGAACATACGCTGACTCATGTACGGCCCGATCCACTGCCAGTTCGTCGGCTCGGTCTGCATCGCTTCGTGAATGTTGCGGAAGGCTTCAATAGTCGCGTTCGTCATTGTCGTTTTTCTCCTGTCCCGCGTCGCCCATCGCGCCGTCGGTGAGCAAAGAATAGCACCGTGGATAATCCAGTCAAGCGAAAAACTGCCTATTTAAACGATTTATTTACGGAACAAATGGTCGATTATTGGGGCACCAAGGATACCCAATGCTGGCCGAATCATGCCCAAAGTGGGCAGAATTACGCACTATCAGCGTTCACATGGCCATGTGAACGGCGTAATGTGCCCGCAAACGGGCGCAGGATGCTTGACGGTAGAAAGACCGGGCCGACTGGCGATCGGCCCGCAGGCGGGCGCGTGGGCGGTCAGGGCAGGTATTTCAGATAGCGCCGCTTCGCGCGATAGACCGACAGCGTCTCGCCGCACCTGTCGCACCATCGCACGTGACGAGGCCGGCGGTATGCCGAGACGCCGTAGAGCCAATCCGAGCGCACCTCGTGCCCAAGGATGCGGCAGAGCAGGCGCCTAATCATTAGAAAGATCGCACGCGGCGCCGCAAGACGCCGGGCCGACGTTCGCATCGGCTGCAGATCATCACCTTTGGCGGATCGATCTCGCTCGCGTGCGCGTGGCATTCGGCACACACGCCGCCAGCGCTGCGCCGTGGCGCCAGCCTCGCGACCGGGTCGACGTCCTCGGCCGGGATACGCGGCCGGGCCGACGAGACGATACGCACGATCCGAATCTCGCCGCGCGCCGCCCATCGCTCGATAGTTCGGCGAGAAACGCCCGCCACGTACGCCGCTTCCTTGATCGACAGCATCTTCGTCTCGTGCGCCACGGTGCCCCTAGAGTACCAGAATCCCACGCTCGCGCGGTCCCGCCGCGCGCGTCTTCATGATCTGCCCACGCCGTGCCAAGGCCATGATGAGCGCGACGATGCCGTCGATCTTCTCGGCGGCCTTGTCTTTGTCCGGCGCCAGATTTCCGTTCGGATCGACGCGCACGACGAGGTTATCGGCCATCCAGCGTAGGACCGGATGCCCGCCGTGTTGCAACTTGCCCTCGGCGACGAGCACGTCGAGCTCCTTCGTTGGTTCGCTCAGCGACCGGAATCCCTGTCGAATCTCGACGACCTCGAATCCGTGGTCGTCGCGCATCTCCGTGGCCAACTGCATCGCGTTCCACGAGTCGAATGCGAGCTCGAGCACCTTGAACTCTTTCCCGAGACCGATAAGCGTCTTCTTGATGGCGTCGTGGTCGATCGTGTCTCCCGGCGTCACGGTGAGAAACCCGCCACGGCGCCACGCCTCGAGCGGCACGGCCGTGCGCCGGCCGTTCGCGAGCACTGACTCGGGCGCGAAGATGTGCGGGAGCACGACCACGCCGCCGCCAGGACGCGCAAAGATTGCCACGATGGCCGTAAAGTCGCGCCGGCTCGAGACGTCGAGACCGAGCACGCACGGCCGGCCACGCAGCGCCGCGCGATCGATCGGCGCCGCGTTCGCTTCCTGATCCCATTTCAGCAGCGATAGAAACTTCTCGGCCTGTTGCACCCACTGGCCAAGGTGTAGGCGTCGAAACTCCGGCTCGAACGCCGCGACGTGCTGCGCCTGCTTCGCCTTGCGCGCCAGGTCGTCGACGTTGACGCTGACTCCGTAGTTCGGGTTTCCCTTCGCCCACGTCTCCGGCTGCGTCCAGTCGTCTTCGGGATCGGCCGCGAACACCATGCCGAACCACGACGGATCGTCGACGACGCCGCGCACTACCTTAGACGTGTACTCGTGATGATCCCAACACGGCCCGACGGCGCCGATGCCGGCCGTCGTGATCTCGATCACCAGTGGCTGCTCGCGCGCGCCTGTCGCCGTGACCATGACGTCGATCAGTTCTGACGTCTTCATCTTGTGGATCTCGTCTAGAATGACGCCGTGCGCGTTGAGACCGTCGAGCGAGTCGGCGTCGCCGCCGAGCGGCTCGAGCTTCGACGCGGTCGCCGCTTGGTTGATGTTCGCAACACGCACGTCTAGCTTCTTCCGCAGCGTCGAGCGCAGCACCATTTGACGCGCGGCCTCGAAGGCGATCTTCGCCTGATCGCGCTTCGTCGCGACGCAGTAGACATCGGCGCCGGGCTCGCGGTCGAAGAATCCGAGAATGAGCCCTAACCCGGCAGCGAGCTGCGTCTTCCCGTTCTTGCGCGGCATCTCGATATACGCCTGCTTGAACCGACGCAGGCCGCGGCGATCCTTCCAGCCGAACAGCGAGCCGACGAGAAACACCTGGAACGGCTCGAGCGTCATCGGCTGCCCGGCCCATTTGCCCTTATAGTGTGGCAGCAGCTCGCAGATTTTCACGACGCGGTCGACCGTCTCGACGTCGAAGACAAACGCGCCACGGTCGATGTCGTCGAGATGTCGCTGGCATGCGGAGCGGTGCAGCGCGCCGGCTGGGATCTCTCCGTCGACGACACGACGCGCGTAGTCGGTGACGCGATCAGTGCTCGCCGCCATTGCCCCCACGCATCAGATCCTCGAGCGGATCTAGGTCTTCGCCGGCCCCGAGTTTCGCGGCGACCTTCGTCGACGTCATCGGCGTTAGACCGAACTCGCCCAAGAATCGCGCGATCTGGTATGACAGCTTCTCGATGCGCGCAAACAGCGGATTGAGTTTCTTCGTGACGATCTCCTCGCCCGTCGCCGTCATCCGATGTTCACTGATGAACTGCGTGTAATTCATCACGGCGAGCTCTTCGCGTGCCCGCACGAGATCGGCCCACGATGAACACAGTAGCGCGAGCATCTCGCCGTGCGCCTCGGTGAGCACTTTCACGCCGACGAGTCGCGGCGCCATCGTGCGCCACTTCTCCGCGGCGATCGCGTCGGCCTCGATGTGAGCCGGCATCGAAGGCTCACCCACGGCGTACTCCGGCTCGCCGCGATGATGCGGACGCGTGCGCGCGCCGGTCAGCTCGCGAATTGACGCCGGGTTCGGCCGGCGCCCGCTGCGTGATGTGCCGGCCATCTAGCGCCCGTCCTTCGGCTTGCCGAATTTCACGTCGCTCGTCGGCACTCCGAGACCACCCAGGTTCACGAAGCCAGACAGCAGCCGGCCGACCTCGGTCTCTGCAAAAGATCCGGCGCCGCGCTCCATGTGATGATCGAGACGCGGGCCGATGCGCTGCAGGTCGCCGGCGAGGCCTGCGCATTCGCCTCGACGTTCTTTGCCACCTGACCAAACCACGACGTAATGCGGAAAATTCCCCATTTTGTCCTCGTAACTTACAATACGACCGTTCTGGTCGTATTTCCCATATACCATCCATGCATGCGGAAGCGTCCCGCGACGGTTTGACAGGCCGTCTGGCTAGAGATGCGACGCCCCCCTACCCTACACACTGCGACAGTCACGATCGCCCGTCCTGCGCACGCGTGCGCCGTTCTGTCGCCGTCTTGGCATCGTGGCACGCCTTGCACAATGGCTGCAGGTTCTCACGATCCCAGAACCGGCGAGGATCGCCACGATGCGCGACGATGTGATCGACGTCGACGCCGGCGCGGACGATGCCGGCCGCATGGCACGCGCGACACAGTGGCTCGGCGCGGAGCACGGCGCGCCGGAGTGCCTGCCATCGCGGCGTGAAGTACCACGCCCTGCCCGGTGTCCGCGATCGACGCTGCTCACGCTCGAGCAGCACGGGCGCCGCATGTGTCGCGCAACGTCCGACGGTCTCGGCATAGGCGAGGCAGCCGGGATGCAAACAGGCGCGGCGCGGGGCTATGGGCATTAGCGCCGCCACCGAATGAACGGGATCACCACTCGCACGCCGAACGGGTAGCGCACGGTAAAGCACAGGCGCGCGATGATCCAGTTGAGAGGCTGCGCGCGGACATGAAAGCCAAGATAGTTCTCGCGCGTGATACGGCAGCCGAGATCAGGCAGGCTCACGACGCGCAGGCACCATGCTGCGAACCACGGGCGCAGGCCCGGCCACGTCCACACATCGCGCATCCCGCAAACCGCGCCGATCTGCCAGCCGCGATACTTGAAGTCGATGCGCCGACCGATCATCATCGCGCGACCGCCCATCCGAGCGCGGAGCCGATGATCAGGCCGGAGACTGACAGCACGATGTGCCATCGCGTTGCGGCGCGCGTGGCAGCCATCGCGCCAGCCTTGTACCCGGCCGAGAACGTGTCAGCCATGCGCTCGCGCATTGCGTGGGCAATCTGGATACGTTGCTTCTTCATCGCCGGCCACCCTTCCGCGCGCGACGCTTGCGCGTGCGATCTGCCGCCCGGCGCCGCTCAGACTTCGCGTGCCGATCGAGTGCCTCGACGATGCGCGACGGAAGCAAGTCGAGACATGCGCGGATCTCCATCAGGCGAGAGACGGTGTCGTTGAGGAGGATCGTGTGCGCGCTTACTGGCTCGAACGTTCCGTCGTCGTTCATATGCACAGACCAGCCATGCCCGTGATAATCGCGCGCATGTACTTTCACTGCTGCACCCTCCGCGCCATGTCGCGCACGGCCTGCAACGCGTTACGCGCGGCGACGTACGAGCCGAGGAAGTAGCCGGCGAGGAAAGCCAGCCAGACAAAGAACAGCAGACACAGCACGTATCGAGTCAAAACGGCGCCTCATCTTCCTCCGGCTCGCTCCCGGCCGGGTCGGCTATCACGCCGCGAACTGTAGCACATGCCGTCATATTCTGCAATTCCGCGCCACATTTCACACAGGACGGCTGCACGATGGCCTCGTCGGAGATCACGACGAGCTCGCGCGGGATCAGGCGCAACGTCACGCCGGGCAGTGAGTGATTCGGCGCGTCGATCGTGAGTGACTGCACGAGGCGCGTCATGTCCTGGCCGTTGATAATCACGCGCGTCTGTGAGCGATCGTGCGAATCGAGCCGTATCTCGACGCGCGCTAGGCGTTCGGCCGGCACCGCGGCCGCTGGAGTGTCTGGCTGCACGAGGCCGCCGACGCCGTGCGACTTACGCGCCATCGTCTGCCCCCTTCTCCGTGATCACCATCTCGAGCGCGTGGCCGTCGAGCGGCTGCGCCGGCCCGTGCAAGTCGACCCAGTCCGACCAGCGAATCACGACGAGCGCTTCGCTGCGTGGCTGCCGCGGCCGGTTCAGCACGAGCACGCCGATCCGCTGCTTGTCACGGCCCCATGCGACGATCCCGGCGAGCCAGTCGAACAGCCACGACGGCAGCGCGCGGCGCACCTTGAGCTGGTAGACGAACAGGCCGTCGTCCCAGTCGGCAGAGCCGTCGGAGCGGCCGTCGACCGGGATACGTTCGGTACCGACGTCGCGCGCCATCTTGAGCTCTGAGCGCTTCCAGGCTTGGCCCACTACCGACCGCCTTTCGCGATGTCAGCGAGCGCGTTGATCGGTTCGCGCGCGACGATACACAGCCGCCCGTCGGTCGTGATCTGCACGCCGTCGCGCTCGCACATCTCGAACAGCTCGACGATCTCGTCGCCGCGGTAGACGTGCGCCATGCGCCGGCGCAGTTCATGCACAGCGACGCGGTAGCAGTCGACTTTAAACGACGCGCGCGTTGCCGAGTGCGTGGCGTTGCGCGCCTCGTCGCGTTCGCGTCGTGCATTGTCGCGTTCGGCCAGCAGCCGGTCGATCACCTCAGCAAATCCGGCCTTGATCAATTCGTAATTGTTGGTACTGACGATCATTCTCTCGCCTTTCCCTCTGCGCCCTTCGCGCGGTTCACTTGCGTCTGGTTATCTCGTGTAGCACTAACTCGCCGACCAATGGCCTGAAATCGCGCAGCGATCTCGACGCGCTCGGCGTTGAGCCGACGGAGCGCCTGCGCCCTCGCGCGTAGGCCTGCGCTGACAGACACGAGGCCCGACAGCACGATCAGCGCGACCGCGGCGAGATGTTCGCCTACCGATAACCAGTCACGCATACGCGCGGATCTCCTGTTGATTGCCGAAGAGCATCAAATTCGCGTCGAAGTCGAGATGTGCGATCCCCGTCGGGCCGTTGCGCTGCTTCGCCACGATCAGCTCGGCGCGCCGATCGTCGGGCGCATGTTCGTAGACGCCGGGCCGATGCAGCAGTAGCACGACGTCGGCATCTTGCTCGAGCGCGCCCGACTCGCGCAGGTCCGACAGCATCGGCCGCTTGTTCTCGCGCTTCTCCGACTCGCGCGACAACTGCGCCAGCGCGACGACCGGAACGGCAAGATCACGCGCAATGCGCTTGAGGCCTTGCGAGAACTGGCCGACCTCGACATTACGGTTCTCGACGCGCTGGCCCGGTTCGGAGCGCATCAACTGCAGATAGTCGACGACGACGAGCACGGGCTTCGTCTTCGTGGCGAGTGCGAGACGCTTCGTCGCGCTGCGGATCTGCCCGAGCGTCGCGCCGGCCTGATCGAGCACATGCACGCCGCCGTCTCCGACCGCGACGAGTCCGTCTGAAACGCGCGCCATGTCGACATCGCCGAGCGCGCCCGACTGGATCGCCGCATACGGCACGCGCGACCGTAGCGACAGCTCGCGGAGCGCCAGTTCGTCGGCTGACATTTCGAGCGAGGCGAACAACACTGGCCCGACGGCGCCGGCCGCGACCGCCAGTGTCATCGCGAGCGACGTCTTCCCCTGCGCCGGGCGCGCGCCGAGCACGATCAACTGGCCGGACCGGAAGCCGAACGTGAGCGCGTCGAGGTCAGACAGGCCAGACAGCACGCCACGCCGTCGGCCGGCCTGTGCCGCTTCCAAGGCTTCTACGGCCGCAGTGACGCGCGCAGCCGGGTCAACCAGCGTCGACCCTGCCGTGCGCGTTCGGACGGCCTGTAGCGACGCCTCGGCCGCGTCGAGCACCTCGGCGGCCGTCTTCTCGCCCGACTGCGCGGCGCCGAGTGTCTGTCGCGCCACCTGCTCGAGCTGCCGGCGCATCGCGTAGTCGCGCACCTGGCGCGCGTAGTGGCCGACATTCGACGACCGCGGAACGCCGTCGGTCAGGCCAAAGATGTACGCCGGCCCGCCGACCTCGTCGAGATCGGCCGGCGTGAGCGTGTTCGTCACGACGAGGCCGTCGATCGACTGGCCCGACGACGCGAGCTTCTCGAACGCCTGCCAGATCAGCCGATGCGCTTGCCGGAACCAGTCGCCGGCGCCGAGCACGTCGGCCGCGTCGTCGTAGCGCGTCGGATCGACCAGCACGGCACCGAGCACGGCGCGCTCGGCCTCGAGCGTGCGCTCGAGAATGCGATCGTATGCTGCTGTCGGGTTCACGCGCGCTGCCCTCTCAACATGGCCTCGCGCTGCTTGATCACGTCGACCGATCGCGCGCGCTCCTTCGAGGCATCCGGCGCGACCGGCGCCGCCGGGCCGATCTCGTCGAGCCAGCGCTGCTGATTCAGCCAGGTCGCCGGATGCGGCACGAACTGCCCGCCGTCCTTCTGCCACTGTTCCGTGCGCTTCTGCATTTCCAGCGCGAACATGATCGAGCGCACGAGCGAGTCGGGCGGGTTTAACTTCTTCCATGCCTTCGCGGCCAGCACCTTCGCGACCTTGCGCGGGTACGCTTTCCAGAACGCCTCGAATGCGTTCTCGTCGTACAGTCGCGAAATGCGGCTCATCGCCATCGAGTCAGTAATCACGGCGCGCAGCTTGTCAGCGACCGCGTCCGTGAGCGTGAAGCCGTCAGGCAGCTCGCTAATGAATACTCCGCCAGTGCCCAAGACGTTACCGACCATGCACACTGCAGGCTTAGGCGTCATGTCCAGCACCCGTTTTGTTCGATGTGTGGAGCGGCGCGCGGGAATCGAACCCGCCCGACGCGGAGGAATCCGCGTCAATCACCATTGACTTTTGCGCCGCGTGCTTGGGGAAATCGTGAACATCCAACAGCAGGCGCTTACGTGCGCGACGCTGTAGGAAGTAAATATAGCGAAACTGGCGCAATTTGTGCGGTATCGCGCGCTCTTTATTTTCCTGCAGCAGGGCGGCCCGCTTCGTCTGATTCGGGTCGCGCGTCATCATCGAATTGTGGTACATCGCCCCGTCTAGCTCCCAAAACGTCGACGTGTGCTCACCGCAGTATGTGAAATTAGCCGCCTGATAGACCACGCCAAAGCGCCCGCACCGTTCGTCTGCGAACGACTGACACCACTCGATGCGCGGATACTTGCGAGCAATGAACTTGAACGCGTACGAAAGCGCGCGCGTTTCACTGTTGCGCGGCAACACGTCGTCGAGCCACATGCGATTGAGCTCAAGATATGCGTCCTGCTCTGTGTCAGCCACGACCGAAGCCTGACTAGCCGGGTTCATAGCTGGCCCAAACTGCAGCACGCCTAACAGTGACGGCGCGAAGATGCCCAGGTGTATAAAGCTGGCGTTGTACACGACGCCGCTGTAGTGGTTAGCCCGGATGATGTCGTTCGCCGCGTCGCGATCAATCTCGCGCACAGCAAACGACGCATCGCCAAACCCAACCACGTCTTCCGGCCCGAATAGTGACGCCTGATCGCTTAGGATGAATCCCTTTGCAGGGCTAGGAGTCATGTCGCACCACCTGCCGCGCTCGCCGCTTCGCCCATCCCGCACGCGCCGCGATCGCGCGCCGTTGGCTTTCGTCGTACCCGCGATGCACGCGCACCTCGTGCCGCATTCGCAGCAGCACCTGGTCGAGCACGACCGCGCGCGCCTTCGCCTTCGCGTAGGTCACGCCGTTGTACGGGTTCGCGATCTCGCGCCGTTCGCGCGCGATTTCGTGATGGAGCCACGTCTGGAGACAGCGCCAGTGCGTGCGCGTCACGACTGCGCCTCCGGACGGCGTTCGAGTACGATCGGCTCGGCGCCGATGCGATCGAGGCGCGCGGTCAGATAGACGCGCACCGAGTAGATCAGATAGTACAGAATGGCCGTGTGCGCGAGATCCTTTACGGCCTCGAGCACGACCGCGGTCGACGACGTCGCCATTACCGCGCCTCCATCTGACGGCGCCGACG